ATGGCAAAAGCAGCAATCGGCGTAGGCACATCTGCAAACGATGGTACAGGAGATGACCTTCGTTCTGGTGCAATTAAAATTAACGCCAACTTTGACGAAATCTATACTGAATTGGGTAATGGTACTACCTTGGCTAGTGCATCCTCAACTCAAACACTTACAAATAAAACTTTAACTGCACCCACTATTAACGGAGTAGTTGGTGGTACTACAACTTCAGCAACAATCACCACACTTACAACTGGTGGAATTGCTGGAACTGGTGGTGCATTAGAGATTACCGCTGACAACAACATTGTTGAGTTTAGAGGTGATGGTACAAACAGTGGTGTTGTTGGAACAATACAATTAAATTGTAGTGCAAACTCACATGGACAAAAAATTCAATCTCAGCCACATAGTGCCAATGTAACAAATACAATGACACTTCCTGCTGGTGCAAGTTCTACATTAGTAAGTTTGGTATCTGCTGATACACTTACTAACAAGACTTTGACTGCACCTACTATTACTGGTGCCGGTGCAATCGCTGGTGTGTTCACTGGTAACATCACTGGTAACGTGACAGGTAACGTAACTGGTAACGTAGACGGTATCGTTGGTGGAACAACTCCAGCCGCAGTAACAGGTACAACCATTACTTCAACCACTACTTTCCAACTCAAGACATATGCAGATACAAGTGCAAGAGATGCTGCAATTTCATCTCCTGCCGCTGGTATGTTGGTTTACTTGACTGCAACAAATAAAGCACAGGTATACACTGGTAGTGCTTGGGAAACAATTACCTCATCATAAGATAGGATAGAGAACTATGGCAATTGATAAAATTAATGCAACTGCACTTTTAGATGGTGGTGTCTCTACAGCAGATATTGCTGATGATGCCGTAACCACTGCAAAGATTGCTAATGCACAAGTAACTCTTGCAAAACTTTCTGCATCTGGAACAAAAAATAATACAACATTTCTTCGTGGAGATAATACATTCTCTCCATTGTCTACTACCCTTGCCGGATTAGATGATGCCACAATTAATTCAGGTGATCCTTCTCAAACCTCAAATAAAACACCAGTAGGACATTTGTGGATAAACTCTACTTCTGGTGAATCATTTATTCTAACAGATGCAACAAATAATGCAAATGTCTGGACAAATATTGGTGATGGAACAGGTAGTGTTCCATATTCTATTGAATACCTCGTAGTCGCCGGTGGCGGTGGCGGTGGTGGAAACGGCACTGGTGGAAGCTCTGGTGCTGGCGGTGGCGCTGGTGGAATGAGAACTGGTTCAATTAGAGCAACTATCGGTAGTGCAATGACTATCACTGTTGGAAGTGGTGGTGCAAGAGGCGCTCAAGGAAACAGTAATCAGCCTGGTACTATAGGTGGTAACTCAGTATTCGGTTCTATAACATCTACTGGTGGTGGATACGGAGCAGGAAACCAAGGAACAGGTGGTAATGGTGGATCTGGAGGCGCAGGATGTTATAATGGCACAGCCGGTGGTTCTGGAACATCTGGACAAGGTAACGATGGCGGTTCTGGTGGAACAAACAACTCCAACTACTTTAGTGGTGGAGGCGGCGGCGGTAAAGGTGCCGTTGGTGGAAGCCCAGGCAACAGTTCAACTGCTGGAGCAGGAGGCTCTGGACAGGCATCATCAATCACTGGTTCATCTGTAACATATGCTGGTGGAGGCGGAGGCGGCTGTTATGCTGGTACTCGTGGCCCAGCTGGTTCTGGTGGAGGTGCCATTGGTGCAAACTCTAGTAATGCTGCTGGAAGTGCAACCGCCAATAGAGGTGGAGGCGGCGGTGGTGGCGCCAGAATGAATAGTTCGCCATGGGGTGAACGGGCATCTTCTGCTGGTAGTTCTGGTATTGTTGTTTTGAAAATGTTGACATCAGATTATACTGGTACTACAAGTGGTTCACCAAATGTTGCAACATCTGGTGACTATACAATATTAACATATACATCATCTGGAACATATACAGGTTAAGGAGTTATCATGGCACATTGGGCAAAAGTATTAAACGGTGAAGTTGTAAAATGCATTGTTGCAGACACAGATTTTTTTGATACATATGTAGATGATTCCCCTGGCCGTTGGGTTAAGACATCATATAATATGTATGGTGGGGTTCATCATAATTCAGAAACAAACGAACCTAGTTCAGACCAATCAATCATTACAGGTGACGAAGCAAGACAAAGAAAAAATTATGGTGGGGTAGGAATGAAGTATGATGCAAGTGGTGATTACTTCTATGCACCACAACCATATGCCTCGTGGGTATTAAATACAACAACAGCATTATGGGAGGCGCCAACTGAATATCCTGATGATGGTAAAAACTATAAATGGAATGAAGATAAAACTTCTTGGGATGCAGTTGAGTAGACTTAATAAATAAGATTATAGGAAAAAACAATGGCAGCGATAATTACAGAAAAATTTAGACAACACAATGCAGACCAGTTCTTTGAGTCATTCACTGAGGCTGCGGCAAATAATTATTATTTGTTTATTGGTAAGACTTCACCGTTTACCTCTGGAACAACTGGCGGTTCAGATACGACTCCCCCAACACCTGTAGATACAATTACACTTGATAACTATAAGTGGGATTCAATGATTGCTGCCAAAAGAATTGGAACTACTGATGTTACTTATGTAATACCAAGAAGAAATTATGTAGAAGGTGCAACCTATGATATGTATGAACATAACATTAGTTCTTCTAATGCTACTACCTCTGGTGCAACAAATCTTTTTGACTCAACACACTACTTCGTTACTGATGAGTTTAAAGTTTATAAAGTTCTAGACAATAATGCTGGACAAGCAATTACTGCTGGTGCAAGTGGGCCAACGTCAACTGCCTCAGATCCCTTCTTCTCTGGTAACTATTATCTTCAGTATATGTACACACTATCCACATCACAGATTCAAAAGTTTGTAACAACAGACTTTGTTCCAGTAGTTGCGAACTCAACTGTTGTAGGTGATGTTCAAACAAACTCTGGTGATACTTCTCCATTTAACGGCGCTCCAGTTAAAGTAATAAAAGTAACTGGTGGTTCTGGATATACTAATGGAACATTCTATGCTCCTATTCGTGGAGATGGAACAGGTGGTGTCGTAAAGATTCACGTTTCTGGTGGAGAGATTCAAAAGTTCGGAAACACCGTTAACAACTCACAGATTGAAAATGCTGGTTCTGGTTATACATACGGTATAGTAGATTTAACAAATGATATCTTCACTACATATTCTAGTAACACACTATCAAATGCATCTTCACTTGGTTCAGGAAGTAATGGTGTGATAACCCCAATAATTTCTCCAAGAGTTGGACACGGACATGATCCAATTGGAGAACTTGGTGGCCACTACATTATGTTGAATGCAAAACTAGAACAAGCCGAAGGTGATGATTTTGCTGTAGGAAATGACTTTAGAGAAGTAGGACTGTTAGTTGATCCTGGCCAATTTGGTAGTGCAAATGCTGCTACTGCCACAACTGCAAGACAAACATATGCCGTTGCATTCTCTTCTTCATCTGCAACATTTGAACCTGATGAAAGAATTACACAATCAACAACTGGTGCAGTAGGTAGAGTTGTTGAGTATGATGCAACAAGAAAAATACTTTACTATCTACAAGAAAGATTTGAGACATACGGTGTAAACGCAAGTGGAGATTATGTTGCCTTTACTGGAACAGGTGATATCGTTGGTGCGACATCTAGTTCTACTGGTGTTCCAGCCCAACCAAGTGGTGGAAGTATAACTCTCGCCGGCGGTAATTCAATAACATTTAATGGTGGATATGCAAATCCAGAATTACAACCAGACAGTGGAAATATTATCTATGTGGAAAACAGACGGCCGATTTCTCGTGCGTCTGACCAAACAGAAGATATTAAAGTTGTCGTAGAATTCTAATTTGAGATAAGGTGTATATAAATGGCTGAAACGCTAACAAACTTCAACGTCACTCCATATAATGACGATTACGCAACTACGAAAAATTTTCATCGTGTTATGTTTCGTCCAAGTTTCGCTGTGCAAGCAAGAGAGCTTACACAGTTGCAAACTATTCTACAGGAGCAGATTAATAAAATAGGTTCACATATTTTTGAACAGGGTTCTATGGTAATCCCTGGCGATATCAATGTTGATATGTTCTATGACTATATTCAATTAGAGTCAACATTTAATGCGGCGACAGTAGAAACATACAGAACTGAATTTCAAGATAAGATAATTGAATCCACAACAACAGGATTGAAGGCAAGAGTTATTACAACAATTGCAGCGACTGATACTGACCCTCTTACTCTTTATATTAAGTACGAGAACACTGGTAGTGATGGTGTTACTAAGACATTCGGTGTTGGTGAAACAATCATATCTACCAATGCAAATAATACTACAACTACAAACTTCAAACTTACAACAAATCAAACTACAGAGCGTTCTGCACAAATTGGTTCTTCTTCCACATCTATTGGAATAGGTTCGGCCGTTCTGGTTCATGCAGGCGTTTACTTCGTAAACGGCTTCTTTGTAGAAAATACAGAACAAATTATTATACTTGAGAAATATTCAAACCGTCCATCATTTCGTATTGGATGGCAAATTGGAGAAAGTTTCATAACACCAGAAGATGATTCTTCTCTTCTTGACAATGCACAAGGTTCATCAAATGTTAATGCTCCTGGCGCTCACAGATTTAAGATGACTCTTACTCTTGTTAAGAAAACTTTAGATGCAACTGACGATACAGACTTCATCGAACTCGCCCGTATCGACAGAGGTAATATTCAAAAGTTTATTAAGTATTCTGATTACTCACAACTAGAACACACACTTGCCCGTAGAACATTTGACGAAAGTGGTAACTATGAGGTGCGTCCTTTTAAACTTGAAAAGAGAGAACACCTTAATGATGGAACAAACAGAGGTGTGTTCCTTTCTACTGGTGGTGGTTTAGAATCTAAAGTTGCATATTCAATTGAGCCCGGCAAGGCATATGTTGAAGGTTATGAACTAGAGTCTATGGGTTCACAGATTGTTCCTGTAGACAAACCAAGAACTTTCGATAGAGAAGTTGATAGACCAGTTCAAACACCTGTTGGAAATTTTCAACTTGTAGAAAACGTAAAAAACATTCCAGACATCAATGCCTTTGAAGAAGTTGCATTGTTCGATGACTTGGGTGGAAACCCAGGCGGCGGTAATCAAGTAGGTACTGCCAGAGTTCGTGCGTTCTCTTTGCACGATGGTGATTACACTTCAACTGCTGCAACTATCAAATTTAAACTTGGCCTCTTCGATATTAATATGAATACAGGTAAAGATTATGATAGGGATGTAAAGTCTTTTGATGGTGCAAACTTTCTTGCAGATGTAAGTCCTACACAATCAACACTCTTTGGCACAGCCTCAGTGGCTGGTTCTGGTTCTGGAACACAAGCAATTACTGGTGTAGGAACTTTATTTAATACTGAATTAAAAACTGGTGATTACATTTTTATAAATGGAACAAGACTTGGGCCGATTACTGTTACAAATAATTTGACGGCAAGTGTTACATATACTGGTGCCGCAATTGCTGGCGGGCAAATCAAAAGATTTAATGCAAAGATTGAAGAAGCAGATAATAAACCTCTTGTCTTTGACTCAAACTTTTTCAGACTTAGAAAAGTTAGAGGCGACTCAACAACTAATCCAGATAACGAACAATCTACGTCATACACTTTAAGAAGGCAGTTCACACCAGTGCAAGTTTCTGGTGCCGGTGTTGCACAGTTCCCTGTGACAGATAATGAATCTTTCGCATCTGGTTCTAACTTACAAAACTACACTCTTGTTATTACTGCAAGTTCTAATGCGTCTACTATAGGTAGAGTTCTACCAATTAGAACAAGTGATATCACTGTTTCAGCTGGTGGACTAACTGTTAGTTTTGCAAACCTTACTAGTCTTTCGGCTGCAGCTGCATCTGGTGATAGTGTTGCTCTGATAGCATCTGTTGATGTAAGTTCAACTGCGGCAACTGAAAAAACCAAAACTCTTCTTGAAAATCAAACCGTAGAAATTACAACATCTGCTGCAACTGCATTAACAAATGTTACGTTGGGTAAGGCCGATGGATTTAAACTTCGTTCTGTAAAGATGTCAACAGCGTTTGGTTCATACAGTACAACAAATCAAGTTGATATTACAAACAGATACACATTTGATACTGGTATGAGAGATGCGTTCTATGGACTTGCATCAATTAGACTGAAACCAGGCCAACCTGTTCCTACAGGTTCTATTCGTGTCGCATTTGATTTCTTCACACATGGTGCCGGTGATTACTTCTCAGTAGATTCATATACTGGACAAGTTACTTATGAAAACATTCCAACATTTATTTCAAAAGACAGCGGTACTTCTTTTGAACTAAGAGATTGTTTTGACTTCAGACCTCGTGTAGATGATAGTGGAACATTCTCTGGTGCAACTGCATCTATAACAGAACTTCCATTTGTTGGTACAAATGTTTCTGCTGACTTCTCATTCTTCTTAGGAAGAAAAGATTTAGTATTCATGGATAGACTTGGAAAGTTTAATGTAATAACAGGTGTTCCTTCACTTACTCCTACAACTCCACAGGCTCCTGAGACTGGCATGGTTCTTTTTGAAACAACCATGTCTCCATACGTTATTGGACTAGATGAAATCAATATTAGAAAACTCGATAATCGTAGATATACGATGAGAGACATTGGTAAACTTGACAAAAGAATTACCAACCTAGAATATTATACTTCACTCAATCTTCTAGAGAAAGAAGCCGCATCACTTGTATTGAAAGATAGTGACGGAAATGATAGACTTAAAAATGGTTTCATAGTAGATAACTTTACAGGACACGCAATCGGTGATTACGAAAGTCCAGATTATAAAGTCGCTGTTGATTTCCAGAAACGTCTTGCCCGGCCAATGGCATTCTCTGATAATGCCACTATGATTGAAACTCTCTCCACTGCATCTGCAAGAGCTTCTTCTGGTTATAGAAAACATGAAGATGGTATCATAACTCTTCCATATTCAGAAGTTACATATATTCAAAACCCATATGCAACAGATAGTTTTGATGTAAACCCATATAAGGTTGCACCATTTACTGGTGAGATGGTACTTGTTCCATATTCAGATGATTGGCAAGATGTAACTCGTAGGCCTGATGTTGTTGTAGATGATGACAATAACTTTGATGTTATTAATCGTCTTGCAGAAGAGATGGGTGTAACTGGTACAGTTTGGAACTCATGGCAGAATGCTTGGTTTGGTTCTAGACAGTGGACAGGAACACAAAGTTCATCCAGCACACAAAGAATTAATACTGGTGGCGGTATTGCAACTATAAGAACAACAACAACAAGAGCAACAGGTACACAACAAGTAGGACAAACTCGTTCTGGTATTGAAACCTCTATTCAATCTTCAGTTGATTCACATAACATGGGTGATAGAATTGTTGGTATTAACATGATACCATTTATGAGATCACGCCCTGTAAGTGTGGCCGTTGCAAATATGCGTCCTAATACAAAGATGTTTGCATTTTTTGATAACGAAAATGTAACAGACTTCTTCCGTCCAGACGATGTATTCACAGTTACTTCTGGTTCAAGAGCAAACTTTGATTTTAATAATACAGAACTCCCTGGCCCAGAAAGTTCTACTGATGCCGCAAGATTTTTTGACGGTGAAGCAGTACAGGCATTTGGATTTGGTGATATTATTAAAAACCAAGTAGTTAACGCAACCTCTATAGTAGGTGTTGTAAAGAATAATGATACTACTGCAACACTCTCTCTTGCAAGTACAGCAAGTTCATCTGGTATTGCAGTAGGACACCATGTTCAACTTAGCAGTATAGGTGGTTCAACAAGATTAAACTTTACTGCATCCAGAAACAATAATTATATTGTTACAGGTGTGGGTGGGAACACAATTGCTATTCAAGAACTTGATGGTAGCGCATTAGGTACTATTGGTTCATATACATCTGGTGGTTCTTGTCAGAGACTTCAAGCCTCTGCCCATGTTGCTGGACAGAATGCAACTGCAACTACAACAGAACTTCCTGTAGATATTAGAGTAAGTAATGTACAAAATGGATTTGCAATAA